CAAATGAACAAGGCGCTTAAAGCCGCGTGAACCCTTTACCAAGGCAAGAATATGTCGATTGACAAGGCACTGAACTCCTTACCTGAAGTCTCCATTGAGATAGAACAGGAAGACATGTCCGGCATGTTGGACATTGAAATCATCTTGGAAGATGATGGCAGTGCGGTTATTGAGATTGGGGAAGACGAGCCGGATGTGCCGTTTTACGCCAACTTGGCCGAGGTCCTTGATCCGTCAGACTTGAACAATATTGGCGACAACCTCTTGCAACTGTTTGATGCAGACAAGGAGTCGCGCGCCGATTGGGAGCAGACTTACGCCAAGGGCTTGGATCTGTTGGGCTTAAAGATTGACGAGCGCACCAAGCCGTTCCGTGGTGCGGCAGGCGTGGTACACCCCATGCTGACCGAGGCAATTGTGCAGTTCCAATCCCAAGCCATGAAGGAACTGATGCCCTCTGGTGGCCCCGTCAGAACGCAAGTGGTGGGCAAGGAAACCTTGGACAAGTCGCAACAAGCCGCGCGTGTTCAAGACTTTATGAATTACCAGATTACCAACGTCATGCAAGAGTACACGCCGGAGATGGATCAGGCGTTGTTTTATCTCGGCTACGGTGGCTCGGTCTTTAAGAAGGTTTACTTTGACAGCCAACTAGACCGTATGGTCAGCAAGCTCTGCTTGGCTGACGACGTGTACATCCCGTACCACGGCTCAAGCGTCATGAGCCAATGCCCACGGATCACGCACCGCTTACCAATGGATTCCAACGAGTACCTGAAAAGGGTATTTGCGGGAGAGTATTTGGACTTGAACATTCAGGCTCAAGACGGATCACGGCCCTCGGATCAGATTCAAGACGCAGTAGACCGCGCCATTGGTATGTCCATGTCAGGCGAGTCAGAGGAAATCTTCCTGCTCGAGTTTATTGTTGACTTGGATCTGCCTGGCTTTGAGGACTTGGACGATAGCGGTGAGCCAACGGGCATTAAGTTGCCTTATGTAGTCACGCTTGATGAGTCCTCAGGCAGGGTCGTGGGTGTTCGTCGCAATTGGAAAGAGGAAGACGAGCTTAAGCTACGCCGCGAGTACTTTGTGCACTATGTGTTGATCGAAGGCTTGGGTGCTTATGGCTTAGGTTTTGTACACCTGATTGGTGGCTTGTCCAAGACAGCAACCGCTGCATTGCGCCAATTGCTTGATGCGGGCACACTCTCGAACCTACCCGCAGGATTCAAGGCCAAAGGCGCTCGGATCGCGAACGATGACAAGCCTATCCAGCCGGGCGAGTGGCGAGACATTGACGCGGGGGGCGCGGAGCTTTCTGCCTCACTCATGCCAATGCCTTACAAGGAACCGAGCCAAGTCTTGTTCCAGTTAATGGGCTTCACGGTCCAAGCGGGTAACCGTTTGGCAAGCATCGCGGACATGCAAGTAGGGGACGGCAATCAGCAGGCCGCTGTAGGCACAACCATTGCTTTGCTTGAGCGCGGCTCAATGGTGATGTCTGCCATACACAAGCGTCTGCACTACTCACAGTCATTAGAATTCAAGATGCTTGCCCAAGGCTTTGGTGAGTACCTGCCTGACGAGTATCCTTACGATGTACCAGGCGCGAGTCGCTCGATTAAGCGTCAAGACTTCAACAACATGGTGGCAGTGCTACCGGTTGCTGACCCTAACATATTCTCGACCGCTCAGCGTTTGATGCTGGCACAGACACAATTGCAATTGGCGCAATCCGCGCCTCAGATGCACAACATGTACGAAGCGTATTACCGTGTTTATGCGGCGCTAAACGTTCGAGACATTGACGGCATCTTGCGTCCTCAGAACTCACAAATGCCCAAGGATCCTGCCACAGAAAATGCGGACGTTTTGGACGGCATGGAGCTCAAAGCGTTTGCGGGACAGCAACACGATGCGCACATCGCAGCACACCTGATGGCAGGACTTAGCCCGTTGATTGGCAACAACCCACTAGCGGCCACGACACTGCAAAAGCACATCTTGTCTCACATTCGCTTGAAAGCAGAAGAGGACGTGGCGGCAGAGTTGTTCCGCCAGTACGGCTCGGATCCTCGAAGCATGATCTCCGACATTCAGCGCGAGGGCATGATAGCTCTCCTGATTGCGCAATACCTGCAACAGGTCCGCGACATGCAGAACCAGTTAGCCGGTGGCGGCGGTGGGCAAGCAGATCCAGTGGTTGCCTTGAAGGAAAAGGAACTTGAGCTCCGTGCGCAAGAGCAACAAACAGACTCACAAGTCGATCAAGCTAAGTTGCAGTTGGATGCACAGAAGCTTCAACAAGACCAGCAGAACGCACAAGCGCGGATTGACTCACAAGAGAACATCGCCCAGTTGCGTGCACAAGTCGGCCGTGAGCGAGTTGAAGTGCTCAAAGACAATATGCAAGGAAACAATAATGCGCAATAGAAAACCTAGCCCAGTTAAGAACACCACCAAGAGTATTAAGCAAAAGGTGGCGGCTCCACGCAAGTCGGCCAAGACAAGATCAGGCGTTGTGCGCACGGTTAAAAAGCGTGACGGCAACACCCCTGTTAAAATTTACTAAGGAACTAACATGGCAACAAGCAAGATGGTAAAGAAGGAAAGCGAGATGACCCCAAGTGAGCGCGCGCAGTTGACCGCGCAACGGGTTCGTGACCGTGAGAAAGCAGCGGCTGAGAAAAAGAAGGAGCAGGAAAAGCCTACGGTTCTTGATCGACTGCGTAACATGGTTTCACCAAGAAAGACTTCTGGTGACAAAAAGAATGTCCGTGATTCGTTGTCCAAAGAGGACATGATGGCGGATATTGAAGAAGAAAAGCAAATGAAAAAGGCTGAAGCCGCAGCCAAAGATCTGTCGGTTACAGGCTTTAAAAAAGGTGGTATGGTCACGGCCCGTGGTCAAGGTCGCGTGCGCACCAAAAAAGCAACCCGTATTTGCTAGAAGTTTATTAAGCCTTCAGACGGGGTTATCCGTCTGCTTTTACATGGAAACTAACCATGCTTGAATTTGCAGAGGCAGTGCTCAAGGAGATTCGACGCCTACAGGCCGACTCCGAAAACATCGTGCTCAACGGTACTATCGCCAATATGGAGCGATACCGGTTCATGATGGGACGTCTCGAAGGCTTAAAAATAATGGAAGACATGGTCAAGCAGATGATCAAGGAATCCCAAAAAGATTTTTAACCTGAGAGGAGATGTTCCAATGGAACAGGTAGTTGAGGCACCCATGACAGAACTCGAGCGTAAGTGGCAAACAGCAAAGGAGAACACACAACCTTCCTTGCTTGATGCCTACGATGACAGCGGCAAGTTTGAGCCTGAAAGCTTGAACCCCGACGTTGTTAACCGCGTACCGCGCCCCACGGGTTGGCGTATTGCTATTCTCCCCTATCGCGGTACGCTAAAAACCAAGGGCGGCATTCTCTTGGCAGAAGAAACCCAGAAGCGCACACAACTCGCTACCACTTGTGGGTATGTGCTAAAGATGGGTAGTCTTGCTTATGCTGATAAAGATAAGTTCCCCTCAGGACCGTGGTGCAAGGAAGGCGACTGGATTATCTTTGGTCGCTATGCGGGTGCGCGGATCGCTATTGAGGGTGGCGAAATTCGATTGTTAAACGATGACGAAATCTTAGGGCTCGTAAGTGACCCCGAAGACGTCTTGCATATTGCTTAAGGAGTAGGACATGGCGAACGAAGAACTTGAATATGATGTTGGAGCCGACGAGGCTGAAACAACCGTTGAGGTCAGCGAAGAAGGTGTAGAGCAGGCGGCATCTACCACGCAATCTCAGCAAGAAGAGGAGCTTGACTCTTATAGTGGCAAGGTACAAAAGCGCATTGACAAGCTGACGGCTCGCTTACGCGAGACACAGCGCCGTGAAGAGGCAGCCATTGCCTACGCCCGTAACGTGCAACAGAAAGCCGCGCAGCTTGAAGATCGGTTCAAGCGCACGGACCAAGAACGCGTTGTGGCCACACAAGGTCGTTTGCAGACAGAGATCGCAACACTAAAGCAGATCATCCGCAAAGCCCGAGAAGAAGGGGATATTGACACAGAGACCGAGGCTCAAGAACGACTGACCTCGGCTCACTATGATCAACGCCGTATGGTGGAGACGGAAAACTACCGTCAAGGCATAGCCACTCAAGCGCAGCAGCAGCAAGCCTATGCGCAGCAGCAGCAAGCCTATGCGCAACAAGCGACTGCTCGGCGCGCGGAACCCGACCCTAAGGCCGAAGACTGGGCTGATCGTAATGATTGGTTTGGGAAGGACGTACCCATGACACATGCGGCACAAGGGATACATATTCAGCTTGTTCGTGACGAAAAGTTTGACCCAACGTCCGATGAGTATTATGATGAGCTAGATCGTAGGATGACTGCATCTTTTCCACATAAGTTTTCTGGTGGCGCATCATCCCGTAACAGTGCCAACCGACCCGTGCAAACGGTTGCGCCTGCCTCCAGATCATCTGGGGTTAATAGAGCACGCCGCACCGTCAAGCTCTCACCGAGCCAGGTTGCGATTGCAAAAAGATTGGGTGTTCCGCTAGAGGAATACGCCAAATACGTTAAGGAGTAGTACCATGAGCGACACAAACTTGCCAAAACTTACTCGCGGTTCTCGTGACGATTCATCTCGTGACAACACTGCGCGGCGTAAACCATGGACTCCTCCCTCACGATTGGATGCGCCGCAAGCGCCTCCTGGGTTTAAACATCGTTGGATCCGTGCGGAAGCAGGTGGTCAGGAGGATCGTATTAACGTCTCGTCAAAACTTCGTGAAGGCTACGAATTAGTGCGTGCCGAAGATCACCCTGAGTTCAAGTCCCCAAGCGTGGAAGACGGCCGACATGCTGGTGTACTCAGCGTGGGAGGCTTGTTGCTAGCGAAGATACCCGAGGAGACAGCTAACGAGCGAAACGCGTATTACGCATCTCGCACCCATGACCAACTTCAGTCCGTGGACAATGAAATGATGAAGTCGAATTCCCATTCGACCATGCGTATCAATAATCCACAACGACAATCACAAGTCTCTTTTCGCGACGTAGGGTCCGAAAAGTAACCTCTTAAGGAATGACAAATGGCTAATATCGACAAAGCCTTCGGTCTACGCCCAATGGGTAACCTGTCCGCCACTGGTGGGCAAAAGCAGTATGGTTACGAAATTGCGGATAATCAGTCCGGAGCAATTTTCCAAGGCGACCTCGTCACCGTTTATGACGGCTACTTGGTTCAATTCGCCCCCGCTACCCATACGGCAGCAGTTGGCGTGTTCAACGGTTGTAACTACGTTGACCCCACCACCGGCAAGCCAACGTTTAGCAACTACTACCCTGGCTCAGTTAACATTACACAAGGCAAGATTATTGCTGACGTGGTTGACGATCCAAACCAGTTGTTTACCATCCAAGCAGACGAAGACGTTGTTCAGGCCGACATTGGCAAGAACGCTGACGTAACCGTTGGTTCAGGTAACACTGTTTCGGGTGTTTCCGCCATGGAGCTCGACTCCTCAACCGTCGCCAATACCGCTGCGTTGAACGTCAAAATTGTTGGCTTTTTAAGCACCCCAGCCAATGAAGCAGGCGCCAACAACGTTGTGGTTGTGGTTAAGATTAACGAACACTTGTACGGTAGTGCCGGTGTCGCTGGACAAGGAGCCTAATCATGGCTATTTCACGTTCCCAGTTAGTAAAAGAACTCGAGCCAGGTCTTAACGCTTTGTTTGGACTGGAGTACAAGGGCTACGAGAACGAGCACGCAGAAATCTACGACGTAGAGAGCTCTGACCGTGCATTCGAAGAAGAAGTGATGCTCTCGGGTTTTGGTGAGGCCGCTGTTAAGACCGAAGGTGCTGGCGTTGCATACGACCAAGCACAAGAGGCTTACACCGCTCGCTATACCCACGAAACCATTGCACTGGCGTTTGCGCTGACCGAAGAAGCCATTGAGGACAACCTCTATGACCGTTTGGCAGCTCGTTACACCAAGGCTTTGGCTCGTTCGATGGCAACCACCAAGCAGATTAAAGCTGCTTCGGTGTTAAACGGCGCGTTCACAACCTCACTAGGTGGTGACGGCAAGCCTCTCTGTGCAGATGACCACCCAACACTGGGCGGCCCTAACCTGCGCAACGAGCTAGCTGTTGCTGCTGACCTGAGCGAGACCGCGCTTGAGCAGGCCTTGATTGACATTGCTGCGTTCACCGATGAGCGTGGCTTGAAGATCTCGGTTCAAGGCTTGAAGTTGATTATCCCTAAAGAGCTTCAGTTCACCGCTGATCGCATCTTGAAGTCCACGCTGCGTGTTGGTACAGCAGACAACGACATCAATGCCATCCGCAACATGGGCATGGTTCCTCAGGGTTACACAGTGAACCACTACTTGACCGATCCAGACGCGTTCTTCATCAAGACTGACGCGCCTAACGGCATGAAGATGTTCCAACGTGTCGCCATCAAGACTGCTTTTGAAGGTGATTTTGAGACCGGCAACGTGCGCTACAAGGCACGCGAGCGTTATGTGTTTGGTTTCAGCGACGTTAGAGGTATTTTTGGATCGCCAGGCGCTTAATTCTTTAGAATCAAGCACTTAGCAAGTCCAGCCCCCGCCAAAAGCGGGGGTTTTTCTTTGTGTTGACGACAAGTGTTGTGCAGTGTACCATTGGTGTATTGTTAACGAGGTCTATATCAAAGGAACACTAATGACTAAAAGCGCTAAAAAAATCGCGGTGTACCAAATTCTTAACGTGGTCAATAATAAGTTCTACATTGGCAGCAGTGCCAATTTATATCAGCGCTGGAGAACTCACCGTAACAAGCTGCGTAGCAACACGCACCCCAACAAATACCTACAGGCCTCTTGGCAAAAGTATGGGGAAAGGGTGTTCATCTTTGAGATATTGGCAGAGTTTGAATTGGTTAAGGACATGCTTGCGTGTGAAGAGGGGCTTATACAGACCCATATAGGTAGCTCTCTATGTATGAACCTAGCTCGTTGGGCAGATGCTCCCATGCGGGGTAGAGTGGGCGAAGCCCACCCCAATTACGGAAAGCCTGTCCCAGAAGCACGAAAAGCGTTAATACGCAAAGCCGCATACAAGCAGTGGGAAGTATCCGACCCACGCACCGGTAAAAAACATTCTCCGGAAACAATTCAAAAAATGCGGGAGCAAAAGCTCGCCAACCCGACTCGGGCATGGTTGGGCAAGAGTAGGGATAAAGAGACACGCAAAAAGATTGGAGACGCTCAGCGGGGCGTGGCCAAGGCTCCGCGTACCTTTACCCCTGATGGGCTGAAGCGCGCCCAAGAGAACATGAAACGGAATGCCAAACAGCAGTTGCCGGCTGATTTTTCGGTCGTTAAGGCCGCGTTCCCGCAG